GGCCTGCTCGCCAGACCAGTACCAGCGCGGCTGGAACTGGTCTTTCAAATTGGCGTAGAGCAACGCCTGCTCGGCGCGCCTCGGCAACTCGCCGCCGACGCTGGCAGCGAAGGCGCAAGCGGCCTCCCAGTCGACATCGTCCGCATCGCCTGGCAGCAGCACCAAGTGCTGGTCCGGCGCGCCGTCCACGCCGCGGCTGATACCGGCGTAGATGCCGCCGGCGAACGCGGTGCCGATGGCGATGGCGGCAGTAGTGGCGACCTTCGGCAGTGCTCCGGTAGCCATCTGCAGCGCGAAATAGGCGGCGTCGATGGCTTTCTTTTTCTCTTCCCAATACCGGAGATCCGCGCCAGGCATGCGGCCCATTTCATGATTGAAGCAACGGGAATCGATCAAGGCGTCGAAGATGATGTTCGCGTGCTCTGCCGGGAGAGCAAGGATCGGGGCGCTCACAGGGCACCGCCTTTCGCATCCAGCATCTGATCGAGCTCGCGCTCCAGCCGGTTGCGGGTGGTGATCAGACAGCTGGCCTGGATCCGGCGGCCGGTCTCGATGCTGGTCAGGCGGTCGATCTCGGCCTGCGACGCCACGCTGCCGGCGCCCCAGCCCAGCACCAACACGGACAAGAGGATGATGGCGGCGCTGGCCGCTGGTTCGATCTCGCCCAGGCTCATGGCCAGGCTGCCGGTGATGGCGCCGATGATGGCCACGGCGATGATCAGGTAGATGTTGAACTTGAATTTCATGTGAGACCCCTAAGCAAAAAGCAAAGAAAATTGATAAATGATTAAATTGGGAATCTGCGGACGGCGCGGGCGCGGCCCTCGTACGAGCGGTCGTCGCTGTTCTGGAAGCCATCGTCGAAATACTGAACCCACGCGCAAGAGGGGCCGGCCTGCTCACTGGACCAGTAGTAGCGTGCTTGGAATTGGTCAGGCAGGTTTGCCATGAGCAGGCGCTGCTCAGCCCGTGTTGGCAGGGTTGCACCCTTGGCGGCGGCCCAGGCGCATGCGGCGTCCCAGGTGACGCCGTCGGTGTCACCGTCCAGCAGCACAAGGTGTTCGTCTGGCCGGCCGTCGGCGCCGCGAATGATGCCGGCATACATGCCGCCAGCGAAGGCGCTGCCGATGGCGCCGGGGCCCGTCAGCAGTTCTAGGGCGGAAAGCGCATCGCTGTAGTTCAGGCGGGACATGCGCGCGTCGGCCTGGGCCTGGTCCATTCCCCAGTTGTGCATGAACATGGCGCGGATCTCGGCGACGAGCTCGCTGTCTTCGGGCCACAGTTCAGCGTCGAGCAGCTTGTCGGCGATCAGGTCGATTGCCGAAGCTGGCGTGGTGCCTGGTCGATAATTGGCGTTGGCCTGGATGATTGCGTTGCATTCAGCGCAGGTGAGGTAGGGGATTTTGACGGTGGCGCTGGGTTCTGGTGTGCTGCTGGCGGCGTGTGACATTTTCTCTCCATCGGTTGAGGTACGATGGAGAGAATTATAGCGAAACGCTACATAAAGTAAAGAAGATAATTTAGTGAATCGCTAAATTTGTCGGTGTTGATGCTTTCTTGGGTGGGTGACGTGAGTTAATGTAGCGCGTTGAGCGCTGAAGAATTTTGTTCTCTTGCTATGGTTTTCGCCCAAATTCATCTTCAAAGCGACTTTCCATTAACTCGCATGCTCCGGCGATAAACTGGGCATCTTGTGCGTCATTTGACTTCTTTTTCTGCTCCTTCCAGCAGAGGTCAATTGCGGCCCGCGCACTTGACCTTGCCTTCTCTTCCGGGGATGGTGTTCTCGCCATGGCCCAAATAAAAAATAGGACTGGCAATGCAAGTAATGCGTACAAAATTGCCCGAGATTTTGGAGGCTTCGCGCCACATTTCGGGCAGGCTTGAGCTTTGTTGCTTATGTCGGCTTTGCACTCCATGCACTTAATTAGAGCCATGGTCTTCTCCTTGGTGTACTGGTTGAATATGGCGGTTTGAACAAGGCGGCGTTTATAGGATTTCTGGTACCCACTTGCCTATAACTACGCCGGCAATCGTGGAGCCTTCTGGCATAACCATAAGCCTCGGCGTATACGCAGGGTTTAATGCTTGCAGCATCATTTCACCCTCTTGATCGATCACGAGTTGCTTGAACGTTGCCTTCTCCTCATGATCCATGCGCGCGACGACCATACGCTTGTTCAAAGGTTCAGCATTGGGGTCCACCGCAATGTACTCGCCCGGAGCATACGATTTATCTCCTCCTGGGTTGTACATGCTCAAACCAACCACGCGAAGAATAAATGCATTTGGGCCGTGATTGAATGGGCAGGGTATCCACTCTTCAGCGTCCCCCGTAGCAAAATTATTCACAATATCTCCCCATGCTCCCGCTTGGACCCACGAAATTAGTGGCAGCAACCCCCTTGTCCGTGCCGTTTCCGTGTTTGGCGCATTCTTGCTTGGCTCAGCGGAGCCTACAGAATGATCTCGATCCATCCAGCCAGGCTCTACTCCGATAGCAGCTTCGATTCTTCTCGCCATCTCGTCGCCCATAGTTTTTGGGCTCCCGGATTTGCTGTCGGGTGTTTGATTTTTGATTTGACTGAGATAGCCAGGATTTGTTCCAATAAGTTGGCTTAGCTTGGCCGCACTGCCGACCTGGTCTTTCGCCAATTCGAGGTTCTCTCGTCGGATTTCACTGTTAGTTTTCATTTCACCATTAGATAGCATTACGCTAAACATGAAAATATGCGATTCGCTATTGCTAAAGTGTAGCGAATCGCTATACTTGCAACATGAACCTTAAAACCTACCTTAAGCAGGCGCGTGGCCGGCAGGCTGCATTGGCAAAACATATCGGCGCGCACCCCCCGGATGTTTGCCGTTGGGCAGACGGTTCTCGCCCTATCCCAGTCCAGTATGGAGCCGCAATCGAGCTAGCAACTAACGGCATGGTAACCAGAAAAGAGATGTTTCCTGATACCTGGTTGTCGATTTGGCCAGAATTGGGGAATGCTGGCTGCGAGCACCCTGAGCCAGATGCAGACCAACCCAAGTAGCAGTATCACATTGTTTTTTAGAAACTTCCTCATTTGTATTTAGGTGCCGAAATGAATATTCGCGACGCGATCCATCAAACCGTTCACCGCGCCGCTGGCGGCGTTGAAGTGCTTGCCGTGCGCATGGGCCTCCGCGCCCAGATCCTGCGCAACAAGGCCAACCCGAACAGCATGACCAACTACCTCAGTCCGATCGAGCTGGACAGCTTGATGGCCCTGACTGGTGACCACGCGGTTTTGCACGCCTTGGCGCGCAACCATGGCTACATCTGCATCAAGGCCCAGGAGGACGTAACCGCGTCGGACATGGCCATCCTCGAACTGGTGACGCAAGTGTGGTCGGCGAGCGGCGTGGTCGGCGCCGAGGTGCACGCGGTCCTGACTGATGGCGTGGTGGAAAAGCACGAGCTGCCACGGGTCGAACAAGCCATTTACTGCGTAGTGCAGGCGCTCAACGAAATGGCCGCAAGGCTGAAAGGCATGGCTGAGAAATGAATGCTATGCCCAATCAGGCGAACGAATCTGGCTCGAAGGTAGGCGAATGCCGCCAAGTAGTTGCGCCACGTTGGCAAGCGCAAGTTGAAGCAGCAATTGTGGTGCTCGCCTGCGGCGCTGCTGGAACAGGCATTCGCACTAAATTGACACTGATGCATCCGGAAGCGCCGGGCGACGACAGGCAGTTGTTCGATGCCTTCGTCCAAAAGAGGGCGGCAAACGTCATGTTTGAATTTGTCATGGCGGCATGTGAGGCGCTTCCTCCGCTGTCTGCGACGATTCAGCGACGCTTAGCCGAACTTGCGTCTTCTGAGCAAGGATTGACCGAACGTGGTGATAAAACCCTGTTTCCAAAAGAATGACGTCCCCGACCTTCACTGGCTGGTCGCTTTCGTAATGCGATTCCATGCTGTCGTCACCGTCAGCCAGGTAGTAAAGCTTGTATCGATGTGCCTTTTTCATGGGTGGTTCCTTGCGTAAATTGTTGAGTGGAATTGGCAATTTAGCACGTATCGAACTGCCCGCCCAATTCCCTGGCCAACGTGCCGGGACAAGTTTCAAACGGGGCAGCGGCTGCGCAGCTGCGACCGGCGATTCCAGCCCGCCGGTCACGCCCCGTCCCCATTCACGGCTGGATGGAAGGTTGGAGATGAATTTGAGTAACTACCTGATGGGAAAGCGAGATGGCTAATCCCTGGTGCCGGTTATGGGCCGATATGCCAAACGATCCGAAGTGGCGCACCATCGCGCGCGTTTCGAGGCAGCGCATCGGTGATGTGATGGCGGTGTATGTACACCTGATGGTGTGCGCATCGAACGCAGACGAACGCGGGCAAACGCAGTCGTTCGTTTGTGAGGACGTGGCAACCGCACTCGACCTTGAAGAGGAAAACGTGACAGCAATTCTCAGCGCCATGCAGGGGCGTGTGTTGAACGGTGAGCGGCTTGCTGGATGGGAAAAACGTCAGCCGTTGCGTGAAGACGGCTCGGCCGAACGCGGAAAAGAGTATCGCGAGCGTCAAAAAGCCGAAAAAGAACGCCTGAAAGCGGAAGGAGAACAAAACCAAACGCAACCGAACGCACAAAAACGCCCAGATACAGATAAAGATACAGATACAGAAGAGAAGATAACTACAAAAGCAAGGTCAAGAGCAGAGGCGAATGCCACCGCGACGCGGTTGCCTGCTGACTGGGCTGCATCTGCTGACGATATCGAATTTTGCAAAGCCGAGCGGCCCGACCTGGTGCCGGCGCAGACCGAGCAGCGCTTCCGTGATTACTGGATTGCCCAGCCAGGCGTCAAGGGCCGCAAGGCGGATTGGCCGGCCACTTGGCGCAACTGGGTGCGTAACGAGCGTGCACCGCACGGCGCAGCGGCAGGGCGCCCGGCGAAATTTGACCCGACCGCATTCGTCAATCGTGGCCGGCCGCAACCTGGGAGCCCGACATGAGCGCTCTTGCAACTGCTGCCAGCCAAAGCTGCTTTCTGGGCCAGTCAAGCACGGCGCCGGACTCGCGCTGGTTCGAGGTGCATCCGACCCTTAAGGTGTCGATGATCGAACACCTGTACAACCGCCTGGACGGTGCATACCCGCACTGGTGGGCATCCAATTTCGCCAGCGAAGTCGCGCTGCGGAACTGGGCCGAATCATGGGTCGAGGCCTTTGAGGACGAGGGCATCACCCCCAAGGACGTCGCCGTCGGCCTGAAGGCATGCCGTCTGCGCTACCAGAAGCCGCCGAGCTGCGCCGAATTCATCCAGGCATGCAAGCCGTTCGCAGACCCGGTACCGGCGTACCACGAGGCCATCGTCGGCATCGAGGCGCGCCGCAAAGGCGAGTGGGGCGTCTGGTCGCATCCGGCGGTCTACTGGTCGGCGACGCTGCTGGCGCGAGACCTGATGATGGAGTCATACGGCCAGGTCAAGGATCGCTGGGCAGCCACGCTGAGCGCGCAGCTGGCGCGCGGCGAATGGGCCGAGATTCCGGCGCCTGCGCCAGCGCTGCCGGCGCCGGGCAAGGGCAGTCTCTCCCGCGATGATGCGGCCCGCATGCTGGCCGAGCTGGAGGCCAGCGGCGTCACCAAGTCGGCGCGGACAACGCATTTCGATCACAAAACGTGGGCGCGAAAGATCATGGCGCGCCTGGCGAAAGGCGATCAGTCGCTGCACGCCATGCAGATCACCAACGCCAAGACCGCCCTTGGCATTATTTGAAAGACACGAATGAGTTTTCACCTGTTCCGGGCTGGCAAGGCCAAGAATTACCACTATCGCTTCCAGATCGCAGGCGCGCGCGTGCAGCGCAGCACCCGCGAGAGCAGCAAGGCGAAAGCCAACGCGGTAGCGCAGCGCGCGTACGACGAGGCGCTGATCCTGACCAATGGCGGCAAGGTCGTGCCCACGCTGTCGGTCATGGCGAAGGAGTGGCTGGAGGTGAACGGCCCGATCAGCAGCGCCGCGCACCAGCGCAGCGTCGAGACCACCGCCCGGCTGCACTTCTACGACCTGGGCGACCTGCCGCTGAACCAGATCACCACCAGCCACGTCGAGCTAGCGCGCAACCAGCACCTGGTCGACCACAAGCCTGCCAGCGCGAACCACTGGCTGCGCGTGCTCAAGCTGATCGCCAACTGGGCCGTGAAGCGCGAGATAATCCGCTCAATTCCTTGGCAGGTGCGCATGCTGAAGGTACAGAAGCGGCCACGCTCGATCCTGCCGATCGCGGCCGTGGCTGAATGGTTCGCCGCGGTCGACCAGGTGACGCGCGCAGACCCGTCGGTGGCCACGGCCATTCGCCTGATGTTCGGCCTGGGCCTGCGCGAGTCCGAGGCGGCCGGCGCCCGCTGGGAATGGCTGGACTGGCAGCGCGCCACCTACACGCCCGGCGTCACCAAGGGCCGCGAGGCCGAGCCCGTGCCTGTTCCTGCCTGGCTGGTCGAGCAACTGGTGCCGCACCGCCAAGTGGAGGGCCTGATTGCCGGCAAGCGCGGCGGCGCCCAGCAGCACCCGCCCGGCTTCGCGCGCAAGGCCATGAAGTCCGCCAACCTGAGCTGCAAGATCAAGGGCATCACCCCGCACAGGCTGCGCGGCACGTTCGCCACCATGCTGTCGGAGCAGGGCGTGCCGATCCAGACGATCCAGGCCGTGATGCGCCACAAGTCGCCGATGACCACCATGGCCTACCTGGAGAAAAACCGGGATACGGCGGCGCAGGCGCAGAACGATATTGCCGAGAAAATCGGTTTTGGGCGTGGCGAGAAAGTGGCGAGCGACACCCCGCAAACCCGCATGGATACACATGTTGATGATTATCATCAGTCATCAGTTGATGGTAATTCGGGCGCCGAATTGACGCGAGCAGAACCAACCCCAGGAGAATAAATTGGAAGAGAAAATCGGCAAGTCGACAGTGAAAGAACGCCCGATGTTGTTCAGTGCGCCGATGGTGCGCGCGCTGATCGACGGCAGCAAAACGCAAACGCGGCGCGCACTGAAGCGGCAGCCGGATTACCCGATCATCATCGCCAACGATCCGCACACGAACCGCTACCAGATCGGCGAGAGAGAGCCAGTGACTGAAGCAGCGCTGCTGCGCGGCTGCCCATACGGCCAGCCAGGCGACCGCATATGGGTGCGCGAGACGTTCGGCTACGTGTCGCCTGATGAGCAGCAGCGCCCGCATTCCGAATGCAATATCGAATACCGTGCCGATTTAGCACCAGGCTGCACTAATCGCCCGGGCAGCTGGCCAGTCGATGAATGCATCGGCGACCCTGAGCGCCCGCGCTGGCGCCCGAGCATCCACATGCCGCGGCGCGCCAGCCGCATCCTGCTGGAGATCGTATCGGTGCGCGTCGAGCGCCTGAACGCCTGCAGTGATGCCGACGCCGTTGCCGAGGGTATCGGCCTGAATCCGTCGGCCATTGGGATGAAGTTGACGAACCCGCCCGGGGAGTCGATGGCGATCGCGATGTATCGCGCGCTGTGGGAAAGCATCAATGGCGCCGGCAACTGGGCCGCAAACCCTTGGGTGTGGGTGATCGAATTCAAGCGGGTGACGCCGTGAGTAGCCGCAGCCCAGCGCCGGCGCCGGAAACCCCAGCCGAAGCAGCATACAAGCGTGACCGTGCTTTGTTGCGCGCGCTCTACACCTGCTAGCCTGTGCTGTTCGACGGCAAGCAGCACCACCTGCACAGCATGTATCCCCAGGTGCTGGGCGGCGGGATCTCTACAATTATTTACCTGATGGGCGACGCGACACCGCGTCAGCCCAGCGAAATCACTTTTATGGAGCAAGCAGAATGAGTAAGGCTACCGATGACGAAATCCTGGCCGAATTGGCGAAGCGCACCAACATGATGACCTATCACCTGGCAAATTGTTTGACGCCTGTTGGCGGCCAATTTATCGAGACGGCTTGGCTGCTACGCCAACTCAAGCGCATGGAAAAGACTGGCAAGGTTATACGAGTCAGATCGAACTATGCCGTTCAAATCTGCTGGGCCGTCGCCAGCAAGGCGGCCGCATGATGGCATCCGCCCAAGGAATTGGAGACGTGACCAGCCAAGCAAAGGGTAGCGGCGCCCGCTTCAACTACGGCAAGCCGGATTATTCACTGATTCCGCTGACCACCATGGCCGATGAGGCGCGCGTGTGGGCCTATGGCAGGGAAAAGTACGCGGCCTGGAACTGGACGAAGGGCATGGCCTGGTCGATCCCGTTCGCGTGCCTGATGCGTCACATGGCAGCCTGGCAGGCCGGCGAAGAGTGCGACGCCGAATCGGGCCTGCCGCACCTGGCCCACGCCATGTGCAATCTGCGCATGCTCACGCTCTATGCGACCAATTATCAAGAGGGTGATGATCGCCCGACAAAGGAACTGCAGCCATGAACCAGACCCGGCTTGGTTCGCTGATCGAGGCCATTATCAACGTGGTGATCGGCTTCGCCATCAACTTCACCGCCAACATGCTGATCTTCCCGCTGTTTGGCTTTCACATCACCGCGCGCGATAACCTGCTGCTGGGCCTGATCTATACGGTGATCAGCGTGGCCAGGTCGTACTGCATTCGCCGCTGGTTCAACGCAAAGCTGCACATGATGGCGCAAGCGGCCGCCAGCGCGATAAAGAGGAATTGAGCGAATGCGTTGGCGGGAAAGTGGCGAAGCCCACCCCGCCACGCCGCATATTTCATCACTTTCATGATTATTGTGAATCATCGGTTAGAACACTTCCAGCACCACCAAACAGGGATTGACATGCAACGAGAAAAAATTACGCTGGGATGGGCCGGCAAGAGCGCACCAGTGCCTGATGTGATCTTTGACGACTATGAGGAACCAGTTTCCGCGCCGGTGCAGCTCGCGCCTGCCGCGCGCGGGCCTGCACTTCCATCGATTCGGCCACGCACGGTGCTGGAGCAGCACCACGACAACGTACTGTTGCTGCTCGACCGCTGGGCTGATTGGATGCGGACCAGTGAGCCGCTGGCAGAGGGCGCGCCACGGCAATGCATAGGCGCGCCGGATGCGCGCATACACTCTTTCGAAGACATGGAGATCGAGGTGAACAAGCGCCTGGTGCGCGAGGTGCACACGGCAGTGTGGGAATTGCCGGTGATGCAGCGCGAGGCAGTGATGATGAACTTCGGCTTGAACACACGCTGCGTCTGGCGCGCCCAGTTCGACGTCATCTTCGACCAGGCCGTGCACAGGCTGTACGAAATACTCAAGGGCCGCGTGGCGTGCTGACCCTTGCGCACGACGCGCAGGCGGTGTAAGATTCGCTCATCGGGACTTTCTGCGCCCGGAAATATTGAAGCCTGCCACCTCCCGGTCGCAGGCTTTTTTGTTTGGAACTCCACTTTCTCCGCCTTCCCTGGCTTTAGCCGCTGACCGCAATCGTGCGCCAGCGGCCTTTTTATTTGAGGTGTTCGATGAACCCGCGCCACTACCGGGACATGATTGTCCGCGCTGTTGGTGAGCCCGACGGCAAGACGCTTGGTCTTATCGTCGAACATGTGGTCGATGCCGAGCGCGCCAAAGAGATCCTGCGCGCTAATGGATATGGCGTGGCTGGCATGAGCAGCAGCGCAACCGCAGCCCTGGTCCCGCAGGCATCACCAACCGAAAGCTAGATATGGACAACCTGATGACAGTTTTCGCCCTGGGTAAGCAACTGACCTCGCTGCTCGGCCTGCCGAGGAACTGCACTTCCTTCGAGCTACGTTGCGCAGTCGGTGAGATCGTTTCAGTCAAGTGTGAATACATTCCGGTTGATGCTACCGGTATTGACCGAGTGCTGGCCGAGTACGAGCTTGTGCCGCGTGCCACGCCGGCTGCCGCTGAGCCGCACCGGGCGAGGTTATCGGCTTTGACGCCTGGATGCTCCACCGAAACGAGTGCGCGCACCAACAAATGATGGCGCATGCCGGGCGCGGTGGTCGGTGCTACGCCAACCACCGCTGATGCCGCGCCGTCCCAAGTCAGTCTGCCGCCAAGCGGGTTGCGGTGCTCTGCTCGACAAGCCCGGGCACTGCGAGAAGCATACGAAGGTGCGCCAGACAGCGGACATGCAGGCACGCGGCACGGCGCACGAGCGCGGCTACACATCGACCTGGGCCAAGGCCCGCGCCGGCTACCTGGCCAAGCACCCTCTCTGCGTGCATTGCATGGAAGAGGGCCGCGCTGTTGCCGCATCGGTGGTCGATCACATCATCAATCACAAGCTGAAAGCCGCACTGGATAGTGGCGATGCCGCTGCCATCACCAAGGCCAAGACATTGTTCTGGGCCAGCGAGTCCAACTGGCAGCCGCTGTGCAAGACGCATCACGACCGCAAGACCGCGACCGAGGATGGCGCGTTTGGACGCCGCGCCGACAATGCGGATTGAGAATGATTCTCAAATGCAATGGGGGCGGGTCAAAAGTCCAGGGCGAAAACGCCAAAGACCGGCCATGTAGTCTTTTTTTTATACCCGCGTAATTAAATATTCAAAAGGGCGTCGATGGGCGGCATAGCAAACGTTGCCGGTCGGGGCCGAAAACCGAAGCCGGTTGCCAGAAAATTGGCGGCCGGCAATCCAGGCAAGCGCGCGCTGAATACCAACGAGCCTGATTTTGGTCTGGCCACCAACATTGATCCGCCGGAATGGATTACCGGTGATGCCCGCGACATGTGGGTGCGCGTGGCACCACCACTACTCAAGCAAAAGGTATTGCAGGTGACTGATCTGCATAACCTGGAGGCATTTTGTACCGCCTACGGGACTTGGCGCGCAGCCTCGAAACATGTCGCCGAGAACGGCATCGTGGTTGCGGGCGCCACTGGCGGGCCAATCAAGAATCCAGCGCTGACTGCGCTGAACGAGGCAGGGCGTCAGATGGTAACGTTCGGCTCGCTGCTGGGCCTGGATCCGGCCAGTCGCCAGCGTCTGATCTCCCCGGCAAAAGGAAGGGGCTCCAATCCCTGGCTGGAGGCGGTCGGTGGCTGAGAAAAAGAAATACCCCCGCGTCGACCAGGCGAATAAATACGCGCGCGATATCGTCGCTGGACGCATTGCTGCGTGCCGCTGGGTCAAACTGGCCTGCCAGCGTCACCTGAATGATCTTGCCGCTAGTCGCACCCGGGGCTATGCGTATAAGTTTGACGCAGCAGAAGCAGAAAAGAAGTTGCGGATTATCGAGTTGCTGCCGCACACCAAGGGTGAATGGGGCTTCAAGCGGCAACTGGTTACCCTGGAGCCGTGGCAAAAATTCGGCTTGGCTTGCACTTTCGGCTGGAGGCACAAGAAAACCGGCTATCGCCGCTTCCGCGAAAGTTACTGGGAGGTTTGCCGCAAGAACGGCAAGAGCGTGATCGGGGCCGGCGTGGCGCTGGGCATGTTCATAGCCGACAACGAATTCGGCGCGGAGGTGTATTCCGGTGCCACCACCGAGAAGCAAGCCTGGGAGGTTTTCCGGCCGGCACGCCTGATGGTTAAGCGTTCGCCGCTGATGGTTGAGGCGTTCGGCATCGAAGTCAATGCCGCCAGCCTGGCGTTGCCAGAGGATGGCAGTCGCTTCGAGCCGCTGATCGGCAACCCTGGCGACGGCGCCTCACCATCGTGCGCCATCATCGATGAGTATCACGAGCACGACAGCGCTTCCCTGTACGAAACCATGTTGACCGGTATGGGGGCACGCAGGCAACCGTTGATCCTGATCATCACGACCGCCGGCGCTAACATTGAGGGGCCGTGCTACGACAAGCGGCGCCAGGTGATCGAAATGCTGGAGGGGACCGTGCCGGACGATGAGCTCTTCGGCTGGATTTTCACCATCGATGAAGGCGATGCCTGGACCGACCCAGGTGTGCTGGCCAAGGCCAACCCGAACATGGGTGTGTCGGTATTCAGGTCTTACCTGGAAAGCCAGCAACAAAAGGCCATCCGCAGCGCGCGCTTCACCAACACGTTCAAGACCAAGCACCTGAACGTGTGGACCTCGGCCAAAACCGGCTTCTTCAACCTTGAGCTGTGGCGAGCCTGCGAGGATAAAACGCTGACGGATGAAATGTTTGAAGGCCAGTCGTGCACGCTGGGCTTCGATCTGGCGCGCAAGCTGGACATGAACAGCATGGCCAAGCTCCACCACCGTGATATCGACGGCAAGCGCCACTATTACAGCGTCGGCCCGAAGTTCTGGGTGCCGGAAGAAACGGTCCAGAACGACGATAACAAGCGCATGTCGGAACGCTTCCAGGCGTGGGTGAATGCCGGCCTGCTTGATGCCACTGATGGCGCCGAAGTGGACTACCGCGAGATTTTGGCGGCAGCCCTCGATGTGAACAGGGTGTCGCCCGTGTTGGAAAGTGCGATCGATCCACATGGCGCCACCGGGCTCGCTCACCAGTTGGACGACGAGGGCCTGACTGCCATCACGATTACCCAGAACTACACCAACATGAGCGACCCGATGAAGGAGCTGGAAGCTGCGATCGTGTCGGGCCGCTTCCATCATGACGGCAACCCCATCATGACCTGGTGTATTTCCAACGTAATTGGCAAGCACCTGCCGGGCAACGACGATGTGGTGCGACCGATCAAGCAGGGCGAGGACAACAAAATCGACGGCGCCGTGGCGCTGATGATGGCGATAGGCAGGGTACTGCACGCCGAACCTGAAATCAAAGATTGGTTTATTGATATATGAGCAAAATTACATCGTGGGATGAGGTGCAGCTGCGCGCCAGGTCGGGTGGTTCCACCATTCTGACTAACTGGATGGCCGAGCGCGCCGCTGCGCGCGATGTGTCGAACCTCTCGTACAGCCAGGCCGTCATGGATTCTTTTGGCGTGGCGCCCGGCGTGGCCGGCATCACGGTCAACGCCACAACTGCCATGCGCGCTTCCGCTGTGGCTGCTTGCGTAGCGAAGATCGCCGGCGCCATCATCAGCATGCCACTGAACGTCTACCGCTTGTCGGGCGGGCAGATCCCTGACCAGTTGCCGCGCGACGGCTTATGGTACTTGCTCAACGAGCAGCCTTCGCCAGACTGCACCGGTGCCAGTCATTGGGAAGGTGTGTCCACCAAGCAGCTACTGCGCGGCGACGCGCACACGCTGATCCGCCGCGGCGTGCGGGGCGATATCCGCGAATTACTGCCCTTGCCCTGGGGGGCGGTGTCGCCGGTGCGCCTGCCGTCCGGCGTGCGTTACTACGTGAATCTGCCATCGCACGGCATATCTACCTGGTTCGATCCGGCTGACATCCTGCATTTCCCCGGGTTGAATTTTGATGAGGAGATGATGCGCTCCATGTCGGTGATCCAGTTCGGCGCGCGCAACGCGATTGGTAACTCCCTGGCCATGGATGAGTACAGCGGCAAGTTCTTCGAGGGCGGCGCGCACCCCTCCATGATTTTGAGCACGGAAAACAATATCGACTCTGAGCAAGTGGCACTGTTGCAGGACGCCTTCGTTAATAAATATGCCGGGCTGAGCAATGCACACAAGGTGCCGCTGATCCTCAAGAATGGGATGAAGGCGACGGAAATCAGCATGTCGGCCGAGGACGCCCAGTTGTTGGAGGCGCGCAAGTTCCAGATCCTCGACATCGCGCGCGCCTTCGGAGTGCCCGGTTTCATGATCAATGAATCGACCGGTGCCACGTCGTGGGGCTCCGGAATCGAGAGTATCGGCCGTGCCTTCGTGCAGTACACCTTGAATCCTTGGTTGCGCAAGATCGAGCAGGAGCTGAACCGCAAGCTGTTCCCGCGCGACACGGGAAAGTTTGTCGAGTTTTACCGTGATGCCCTGACGGAAGGTGACAGCGCCGCCCAGGGCACCTACTTTCGCCTCGCATTGGGAGGGCCAGGTGCTGGCGATGGCTTCATGTCGAAGAACGAGGTGCGGAGAATCAAACGCCTGCCGCCGGTCGCTGGCGGCGATGAGGTGTACAGCGCGCCGCGTATGGTCGTCGCACCGGCCGAACCATCCACAAAAAAGGAAAATGCAGCGCCATGAACAAAATTCTCCAACTATGCCTGGACAACGCCAAGCGCGAGCGCCAGATCATCAACATGGTGCGCAACGAGGCCGAGGCCACGATGTACATCTACGATGTGATCGACCCGTACTGGGGCGTCAGCGCAAACACCGTTATCGCCGACATTGCGGCGGCCGGCGACGCCACCGTGCTGCATATCCGCATCAACTCGCCTGGTGGCAGCGTGTTCGAATCGCGCGCCATTATCGAGGCCATCAAGCGCTTCGCGGGAAAAACTATTGCCCACATCGACAGCCTGGCGGCCAGCGCCGCAACCAGCGTCGCGCTCGCCTGCGACGAGGTGGAGATTTCGGATGGCGGCTTTTTCATGATCCACCCGGCCAGCGGCGGTGCGTACGGCGACAAAAATGATTTGCGCAAACGCGCCGATCTGCTGGAGAAATTGGAAGCGACCATCGCTGCTGAATATGCGGCCGAGTCAGGGCAGGAACTCGACCAGATCGTCGCCTGGATGGATGCTGAAACGTGGTTCACTGCTGCCGAAGCCATCGCCGCCGGGTTTGTCGATCGCCTGCAGTCGACCGCTAAGGTCAGCAACACCTATAACCTAGCCGCCTTCGCCAAGGCACCGGCGGCCATCAACATGCCTCCAGCACCAGTTGCCGTTACCTCGCCTACGCTGAACCCGGCCCCGGCCCCGGCCCCGGCCGCCGCCGCCGCCGCC